GCTTCCATGATGCCCAGCATCTCGCCGGACAGCATGCCGACAGCCGTCTGCGCGACGGTCTTGATCGCACGGATGCCCGCAGCCTTGAGCCAATTCACAAAGTAATTATCCATGTTCATTCTCCTTTCGCCCTTTTGAAATCTTCTTCCGTCGGCAGCTTGAGGAACTCGGCGTATTCAATTTCCTCGCCGTGGTTTCCTCCACGTGCTCTGTATGCATCGTGCATGCGTGTGACTCTCCTACGCTCGTCAGCGGTCGTATAGCCGCGCCTGCGGCAAACGCCGATCAGATAGCAGATACGGTCGTCCATCACACTCAGGTCGGCTTCCAGCGCCGCCGCGTCCTGTTCATGAAGCTTTTCCAACCTGTTAACCCGGCTGTTAATCGCCTCTATCGGCTTCTCGATTTTTTCAATCAGGGCATCAGCAACCCAGCCGACAGCCCATTTAAGTGGATTCTGCAACGGTATCTCTCCTTACTTGATCGCCTTGCCCAGCGCTTCATACAGTTTCTGTGCCAGATCGCGCGGAATGCTGACCGTATCCGAGATCTGAATCTGTATGTCGCGGAGGAACTGCGTCATGATGTACCCGACATTATTCTCCGTCTCGCACTTGCTCCACAGTCCAGTCATCGCGGTGACGTGGACGCGATCACCATTGCGAAGCTGTTCAAGCGACTCACTTTCGGTATCCGGCAGCTCGCGGAGATTTGTATACCCGCCATTGCTGGCGTATATTTCCATCTGTTTATCCATCTCAGTCCATTCCTCCTGCGGCAGTTCATCAGCGTCGATGTATTCAACCTCAACACCCTCGGACATAGCAAGAGCGACCTCCTTTCGGAAGTCGCTCATTCTCTTGCCATATCTGCGCAGCCAGTGCGTGATATCCGCGTGTCCGGAAGCGAGACCTCGTGACGCGAGTTCATTGTGATCCATGACTGCCAGCGCTTCGCCTTCAATGTATCTGTCTACAACAGTATCCGGTGTTGTGCCCATGATCTCGCACAAATGAGCCGTCAGGTTGACTGCCGCTGTCATTACAGCCGCATTGAAGTACCACTCGCTGTTCAGATCGTCTTCACAGATTTCATATCCGATATACCCCAGCTTGTTGGCGTTTCCGTTTTCGCCCTTTCCGCTGATCCAGCAGCGCATATCCCACGGGAGCGCCTGATACACAGCGACCGTTCCGTCAAGCGTCTTGCCGATGTATGCGTTTGCGCACACATCCACGCCAGGGCGATTATGGCTGTTTCCGTTGGTGTTGACGCCCAATCTTCCATCGTCCGGCTGCACATATCGCCGTAGGAACGGATTATTTGCCCCTGTGCTGTGCACCTGTACACCGACCGAAGTCTGTCGCACATTCGCTTTGTAGCAATCGGAGTTGGTAAAGAACTGCCTGTAAATCCGCAGCTTTCTTCCTTCTGCCATCAAGCATCCTCCTTACTGCGCATTATTTCCATTAGCATACTCTCAATTCTCCTTCCCTGCCACACACAGCGCGTGCACAAGGATTCCGACCGCCGCGCCAAACATGGCGGCCGGGATCAACCAGAGCCAGCGGATCATTCGACCACCGCCCAGCCATCCGGCCATGCATCCGGCGTCCACACGTTACTGTCGATCGTGCTCTCATAAAGCACATCGCCCCACCAGCCCTGTTCGCCCTTGGCGAACGCTGTGCCTGCCGTGATCACGTCCGGGATGATGCGGATGCCCTTCCTGTAGGCGATGTCCTCCCAGAGCGTGGGCGCGTTGTCCGGATTGTTCTCCTCTGTGTCCCACAGGTCTGCTGCTGCACGCTTGAGCGTGCCGTTCCAGTTAATGCGCGTGCCGTGTTCGATCAAGCTGCCGTCATACTTCATCTTCCCGTAAATTTCCGGGGCGATGGACGCCGTCTTGTCATCGACCAGCGCTCTGCCAGCTGCTATCACCGTGTGCAGATGTTTAAGATTTGGCATCTTCCCGCCTCCTTACGTGTATTTGACGGCGACATAATTGTAGGTTTTTCTGCTTGCCGCTGTGCCATTCCAATCCCAGTCATATAGCGTGACTGTCACCGAAAACCCTGTGGAAGATCGTGTCCACACTATGTCTACCGCTCCGTCAGATGCCCACATGGCGGTATTTAAATTGCCGGTTCTGGATTCTGCGTCAAAGGCCATCGCTTGGCTGTTATTATAGCCGTCGTCAGTATCGCCCTTGATATAGACCATGTCCGGCCGGAATCCACAGTTAACCGTTGCCGAGCCGTTTGTACCGGTTGTAAAGCTGCCGGAGTTTTTCTGTACGGTCACGCCGCTCTTGATAGCCTGAATAGCAGATACAAACCCGGACGGGAACTCAAGCTGCGCCGACGTCCCACCCTTTGTTCTGATCGCATCGGCAACGCTGGTCAGGTCGGATGCATTGACTGTATATTCGTTTGCCATTTAGAACTTCACCCCCGATGCGTTAGGCGGCATCGTCAATTGAGCGGGCAGCTCGTTTGCCTTCGTCAGAAGCGCCTGTAATGCGGCTGTGTTTGTCTGTAAACTCATAATGCACCCTCCCATTCAATATTTGCACCCTTCGTAAATCCGGCTTCGATTTCACTTGTCAGGAATTGCCCGGTGACCTTCTCATATACCCCCACAACGCCGTCACTCTTTCGATAGCAAGGAATATACTCTCGCACAACCTCATGACCTCTTGAGCATCTTGCGCCGTAAAGCTTGTATTCTCGCTTGGTTGATACTGCGCCCGAACTTGCTGAATTGTAGCCAAAGATGGAAACTGGACAGCCTTGCTGGGTCAATGTTTCAGAAATGCTGCCGCCGCCTTTACGCACGCCGTCCTTATCGTAAACATTGACAAGTCGGCTGTTCAGGAAGTTGGTCTGAAGTCGATAGATCGTGTCAACGGTCAGCTTGCAGGAAATCGTTACGCCCGTATTAAATCCGTAGTAAATGCTGTTTGCAGACAGCGGATAGACCACATAAAATCGTGTTGCACCGCTGTCAAGTCGTGAACCCATCGGGATTCTGTCCTGCAAAGTTGGAAACGATGCGATAACCTCCATGCCACAATCGTTGTCTGCGACAAAATCCGTGATGATATACGGATAAGTTCCTTCCGAAGCAGATTCGATGTATTCCACGCGCTGATATAGATTTCGGTTATCCACACCGCCAGCCGCCTTGCCTTCCAGCGCCGCCGCAATCTGAGCAATCAGGCTTTCCTGCGTAGCAACCTCCGTGTCCGTTGCCGCCTTTTCATACGGGTTGCTGCCCGTAATCAGTTCGCCGGAAGCGTCAAGGGCGGTTTCGCCCTCGACCAGCTTCTCAGGATTCACGCTCACCTGCGACATGTCCACCAGCACTTCGCCGTAATAGATTACCTTATTTACAGCCATGCGCTGCCACCTCCTTAACCGATGGTGACGGTCTTGCCACCAGCAGAGTTGTCAGTCTCTTCATACGGAATCGCTGCCACCGTGACCTGCGTCAAGCAGTTATAGCCAGCATCAGGCAGAACAACCTGTTCTTCAGTAGACGGGGTAACACTCTTTTCCTGCGGCTTCATACCTTCGCTGCCGCTCATCGTGCCAGTCACGCCCAGCACGGTCACGCCCTCACGGATGTTTTCCGGGGTCAGCTTCGCCTGTTCAGTGCTTGCAATCTGCACCTTGCCGCCGCCGTCATGGTAGCCCTGCGGAACAGTGTAAGCGCCGTTCTTTGTGTTGATCGTGCCGCTCACAGCGCCGTTGTTCTTCATTGTACCCGTCAGCTTTGCACCACGGGCATAGGCCGTCTTTCCGGCCAGGATTTCCGCTACCGCCGCCGATGCATCAGACGTATCGCTGTCATAAGTATTTGTGCCAACAATGGCAGCACCGCTCTTGTCGTGCGCCGTCACATCCTTTGCCAGCTTGTCCGGCGTAATCGTATCGCCAGTCAGGTCAAGAAGGGTTCTGCCGCCGTAGATGACCTTGTTAATTGCCATAAATGTCTACCTCCGTTCCAATGTAGACGGTTTCGCCGCCGTCCGTGTTACTGGTTTCAAAGTAAGGGATTTTATTCACAACCACATTATCTCGGACATGTCCGCGCAATTTCCCTGTTCATCTTCTGGCGGATGTCCTGAATCTTCCTCGCAAGCTCGCGCTGTCCCTGTCTCGTCGGCGGCGCACGCCTGCGTGCTTCGCAGATCTCCTTGCGTGCCCTGCGCCTGATCTTCTCGCGCTTAAACCATTTGATGATGCCCATGCTCATCCTCCTCTCAATTCGCGTTCTGCGATTCTTTGATATTCGTCCCTGTGATCTTCGATCGCTGGCCGGATAAACGGACGCGGCTTGACGTAAGCCTTGCCCACGCCTTTGCCCTTTTCAGCTTCAAATCGCTCCCACTCCGGCGGCGGCACAAA